ATTTTAAAATTTGTCCTTGTTCATAAGAAAGAGGAATAGCAGTTATATCTCTGGGGAAAGCTTGAATGAAGGTATAGTCAAAAGTTACCTTAGGGATAGTGGATTCATCTGAAAAATGATCCCTCTCAAACTTACTCAAGAATATATCTCTCTTATATGTTTTAGGATAAGAAACTCTTTGATTTGTGAATGGACTTTTAAATCTTTCAGTATCTGTAATACCACTTATATAATCAATCCATCTTTCAAATAGTTTAATTACATTATAGTTTCTATCAACATAGAATGTCAACCCTAACACATCATCATAGATTCTTCTATAAGCCATCTTCTCAGTCACACCCTGATAATCATTAGTGACATCATGAGTAGCTAGTGAAGAACCTGGTAGGTTTGCTTCTGAACAAGACAAAGCAATATTATCCAAATCCAAATTACTTAGATCTGATACCTTAGATCTTACTGCTGCTGGTATGGATAGAGTTAAAAGATATTGAGAAGATAGAGCAACATTAAGTAACCTTGATTTTATATCAGTAACTCTTAATTTTTGTGGTCGTGCTCCCGCCATCTATAAATATTTTAGATTATATATTATGTATAAGAGATGGCTGAAAGTATTAAGAGTAAGTACAAACCAAAGTACCCTCAGAAATATCAAGGCAATCCAAATAATATAATATGTCGTAGCAGTTGGGAGCGTAAGTTCTGTAGATACTGTGACATGAATGAAAATATTATAGCATGGGCTTCTGAAGAGATAAGTATTCCATACCTATCTCCTGTAGATCACAGACCTCATAGATACTATCCAGACTTTCTTATGAAAGTAAAAGAGAGTAATGGTAAAGTTAAAACTTATGTGATTGAAGTAAAACCAAAGAAGCAAACTAAACCACCAAAGAAAAAATCTAGAGTGACTAAATCATATCTGTATGAACTTACAACCTATGCTGTCAACCAAGCTAAATGGAAAGCAGCACAAGAGTTTTGTTTAGATAGAAGAATTGAATTCAAAGTTATCACAGAAGATGAGTTAGGTATCAAGTAATGTCAGAGAGAACAGAAGAACTTCAAGAACAAATTGAAGGACTAACCAGTGCTGATGACATCATGATGAATATCATGGAGGTCTTCAGTCAAACTGAACTAGTTCCTGATGCAGGTGGATACTATACCTTTGTATATAATGCCAAAACACCTGGTGTGTATGATGAGTTTCCTCTTGTTGCTGTTACCTTTGTAGAAAGGTGGGGATTCCAAGGACTTAACTTTCATTGGGGAACATCAAGGAACTATACATGGCAAGAGGTGGTAGGAAGATTGCATGTGATCAACAATGATGAGATAGATTATCTACGTTCATTATCTTATGCAAACTTTAAGACTAAATAACTAAAAATAGTTCTTCCATGACATTTGAAGAGAATAGCGCAACCATAATGAATGTGAAAGATAAGCGTCAGACTCAATTATGGACAATAAGAATACAAAATAATGAAGTTACTGCGACTGCTAATAAAAAAATTTCTGGATTGAAGGTAGGGAAATTAACTTATAAAAATGGTAAATGGACAACTAATGGAGCTCAAGATGCTAAGAATTTTTTAAGAGATGCGCAAAATGTAAAAAACTTAAGCACTATCACTAATGATTTGTATTTTGCTTTACCAGAGGATGAAAGATCCAAAACTGATTATACACCAACAGATAAAAATGTACAATCACAACCATCAATATCAGACTTAGTAGATAGTGCAACAAGAACTGCTGTAAATGATTTTCCTAGAGACCCAGAGGGATTTTTTATTGGAAGATATCCTTTAAATCAAGAAGACACTTCAAATTTTGATTTCTTTAAGATAACATGTTATGACTATGCTGCAGGTGATCTTGGTAATACATCAAATTTTTTCAAACTTACAGACATGGATAGGAGGAAAAAAATTAGAAGAGGAGTGGTGAGTCTACCTATGCAACCTGGCATATCAGAATCAAACAATGTTAATTGGGGAGAAGATTCAATAAATCCTTTACAACTAGCAGGAGCTAATATAGCCACTAAAGTAATAGATGAGGGAGCTAATCTTTTAACTGGAGGAGGTTTTGACCTTACATCAATATTGCAACAAGGAAAAGAAACTGGTGCTGCAGCTTTTAAATCTCTTAGTCCAGAACTAATAAAAGCATTCTTTGCACAACAAGCATTGGGTGCAAACATAATAGGAAGATCTACAGGACTAACAGTCAATAATAATCTAGAAGTATTATTCAATGGTCCTCAATTAAGAACATTCAACTACAACTATAGATTTACACCTAGAGAACCAAAGGAGGCTGACAAGGTAAAACAAATTATCAGATTCTTTAAAAAACAAATGGCTCCTAAGAGATCTAATAGTAGAATCTTTTTAAAGAGTCCAAATGTTTGGAAGTTAAAATATACATATAAGAATGGAGATCCACATCCTTTCTTAAATAATATAAAGATATGTGCTTTGACTGGATTCAATGTTGACTATACACCAGATGGTTCATATGCAACCTATGAGGATGATGGTGGTAGAGGAGATGGTTCAATGACCTCTTATCAGGTAGGTCTATCTTTCAAAGAGATAACTCCAATATACAATGATGATTTCTGGAATGATGATGAAGGACAAGAAGGAACAGGATTCTAACTATGACAAACTCTTACTTCAGACAAGTACCAAATCTTGATTATGTCAATCGCAATCCCAATGCTAATGACATATCCAACTATATCACTGTAAAAAATCTATTCAAACGTGGCAGATTACGTCCTGACATTTTTCAAGATTTAACTTACTTTGAAAAGTATAGCATTGTAGGTGATGATAGACCAGATACTATTGCACAACAATACTATGATGACCCTACTTTAGATTGGTTAGTTCTACTAGCTAACAACATAACTAATGTGCAATCAGAGTGGCCTCTTCCACAATCATCTCTAGATAATTTTTTACTAGAAAAATATGGAACATATGATAAATTATTTTCTGGTATTCATCACTATGAAACTATAGAAATTAAGAATACAAAAGGTGCTGTCATACTCAAGGGTGGATTAGAAACTCCAAACACATGGAAAACTAATGGCAATTTTATTCAAGCTATCAATACAAAGATAACTCAAATATCTGGCACTGAATCCAAGATAGCAACTGTTACCATGAATAATGGTATCAAAGATTTAAAAGTAAGTGATGAAGTTCTAATTCAAAATGTATCTACTGATGTTTATAATGGAAGATTTCCTGTTACTGAGGTTCTTGCTGTTGGCGATGTTACAATTAGATTCAAATATGTATTACCAGAAATTCCATCTGTTCAGAATCCTAGCATAGGTGGAACAGAGCAAGTTACATTTACTGTCAAAGGTGAGGTTGGTACTGGCAATGCTCACTACTATGAGTTCTTTGACAATGGAACATATCATACAATTCCAGTAGCAAATGTTGTTAAACCAGTGACCAATCATGAATATGAATTAAAAATAGATGAAGATAAAAGAAATATATTTGTTCTAAAAAATACATACCTAAATGTGGTTCTTAATGATATGGATAAGATCATGCCATACAAGAAAGGTGCTGCCCAGTATGTGAGCAACACCTTAAAGAAAGGAGAGAATATTAGATTGTATACATGATCTACTTAAGTAGATTTATATATGCTGCTATGACCAAGAGGGTCAAGCAGAGTTGATTGTATCTCAAGAGTCAGCTAACTTTTGAAAGTAACTGAGTGCTTCATCTTCTTCATCAGAAGATGTTGATACTGGTGCAGCCACTGGAACTGGATCTTCAGCTTCAGATACTACCTCCTCATCTAGTCTAGGTGCTTGCTTTTGTATCTGCCCTAAGACAGTTTTCAAGCGTCTCTCCAAATCTTCATATGACTTAAACTGATCTGGTGCAGTGATAGCAGATAAAGAATACTGCTTCTTCCACAATGCTTCTAATGCATCATCATCATCTAGTAAAGGTGCTACCTTATCAAACTCTGACTTATCATAGTTCCAGAACCCATCCTTCTTCACAATCTTCAACTTGAAGTTTGCACCTTGCCAGAAGTCAAAAGGATTGATTGGAGTTTCATCATCAAACTCTGGTTGCATTGCTTCCAGAACCTTATCAAATATTTTCTTACCATACTTAAACAAGAATACTCTACCCTCATTCTCTGGATGAAGAGGATCTTTTACAACATAAACGTTGGAGTAATAAGATAGCTTGCGCTTCTGCTTACGTACTGTATCCTTATCAGCATCATTACCACTGTTCCATAACTGACGATTGTAGTCAGATACAGGATCTTTACCACCAGTAGTGGTTAAAGAGTTTTCAATATACCATCCACCTGGTCCTTGGAATGCATGTGAGTAGACCTTTACCCAAGGGAGTTCTTCTCCATCAGGTGCTGGAAGGAAACGAACAACTGCTGATCCAACACCAGTCTTGTCCAGTTCTGCTTTCCAGAATCTTTCATCTGCTCCACCAGAAGATGAGTTCATCTTCTCTACTTCTTTTACTAGTCTATCAGTAAGAGAACCCAGTTTGGATTGCTTTCTCAGTTTGTCAAAAGACATTTAGATTACCTCGTATTTGTTGAGATTTGGCCTGTGTGTAACCACTATACTTGATTCACCTTGCAGTGTCAAGTACAAGATCCTTGAGGATTTTTTTGTAGTGGAATACATCTATATTTAGGAAGGGAGAATACTTTTTTATTTTCATGCTAGTGCTTTTCCATACCACATCATCCATCTTCTTATCAAAGTTAACTCTATATCCTAGTATTCTATCATATATAACCATTGATTCTATTGATGTTCTACCTGCTAAATGACTTTTCAAAATGAGAGGATGTCCCTTTGAACAATCAAAAACATCATCAAATTTTTTATCCTCAAATAGATCAGTAGCCTCATTCTTAAAAACATAAGATAGAGATTGAATCTTCCTCTTCCATTCATTAAATATCTTCTCACCTGACTTCACAATGGTAGCCATATAAACCATCTGTGGATCTTCTCCTGCCACAAAATTAGAAACAAAAAAATTAACAATGTCCTTATCAGGATATGCTCTCACCATTCTTTCAAACCAAAATCTATCCTTCCTTGCTGGTCTATAATCTTTATCTCCTTTCAATCCCTTTCCATAAAAACTTTCTTTAGTTGCTCTAATTCTTTGAGTTCTATTTTGTATGAAATCATATTTGTCACCTTTAGTAAAATGCGTCTTCAACGCAATGTAAGTCTTATAACATTCAAATGGCATCATTAAAATATAGGAAGTTTAGCTCTAGATGTTCTCTTTAAAAAATTAAGTTCCTGTGCTTCATACTTAATCTTTTCCTTTAATGGTTTAGGAATAAGTTTAGGCACTGATTCTAAATCAATACTGTTCTGATCACAAAAATGTATGATAGCATCAATGTAATTCATATGTTTATTGACTTGCACAAGAGTTTCTATCTCCTGTGCAAATCTAGATGGACAGAAGAACTTCTTCTCCAATACCTTTTCTAATTCATTGTCCATCAGATTCTTTCCCAGTGTGGTTAGATACAAACTCTTTAATATAACGAACTAGAAGTTTAATATAATCCTCTTTGTTCCTTTTGTCAAATACTTTTACTTCACCATTGGGAGTTACCATGATGGTGATAAGTTTAGTGACTGGTATGTCTGTCAATTCATAATATGCAGCAGCATAGAACATCTCCTGCACAAAATAATTTTCCAACCACTTCTCAGGTTTAATTTTACTTGATGTCTTAAAATCTATGACTGCTAACTCGCCTTCATACTCTGCTATACAATCAACTCTACCAGCAAGACCAAGGTATTCTGAATAGAGTGTCCTTTCTATAGCATGTATATTATTTATCTTATCCAGATATGGTGTAGCATGATGGAACATGAACTTAGTAACTGGTGTAAATAAATCCCAGTCCATCTCATGATTCTCTAGATATCTTTGTGCTGCCTCATGATAGTCTGTTCCTCTAGCAGTAGCAGCTTTAGTTATCTTGTTAGCTTTACTATCTCCCACTCTCCTACGCCAATCCATAAAGATTTGTCTATTGTAGAAAGAAGTTACTGATGTGATAGATGGAACCCACTTACCACTTGGCAGTTGATACAATCTACAACCAGGAGTTTCTCTTTTGTCTAGTTCAAGATCACCTAAAAAATTACAATGGGTAAAACTCATAGATTCAATTCCAATTTTGAGAGTAGATATTCCTTACACAAACCTGACCTTACTATATCTTCTACACCAAACTCAATAATATCTACTGAGGGCATAATTCTTAGGATGTTCATGAAGTCATGAATACCATTCCTTTCATTCTGTTTGATCAAGTCAGTTTGAGTGGCGTCTCCACAGAACATAATCTTGGAGTCAGTTCCTATCCTTGTTATTATACTATCTAATTCATGAAAATTCAAGTTCTGAAACTCATCAACTATAATGATAGCTCTGTCTAATGTTGTACCCCTAATGAATGAGGTGCTCCAGAATCCAATAGTCTCCTGTGCTTTGAGGTTGCC